ATGAAGAAGATGAAGAAATGGTTGAAGAAGTAATTGAAGAAGAAGAAGTTGCAGAGGGCGACCACGACAAAGACATGTACAGAACTTTAACTAAAAAAGAAGGGTTTGAAAGAAGAACTTTTACTACCACTGAAATGCGATTAGACCAAGACAATGAAAGAAGGGTTGTTGGTTACGCATCAGTTTTTAATTCATTATCAGAAAATCTTGGTGGCTTTAGAGAATTAATTTCTGAAAGAGCATTTGATAATGTAATGGAAGATTCTGTTGTTGCTTTAATAAATCATGATATGAATTATCCTTTAGCTAGGACAGATAATAACACATTGACGTTGAGCGTTGATTCAAAAGGTTTGAGATACTCTTTTGATGTTCCTGAAGGTTTATCATACGGAAATGATTTATTAATTAATTTAAGAGCAGGGAATATTTCACAATCATCATTTGGGTTTATAGTTGAAGAGGATTCTTGGGAAAGAAAAGATGGCGAACATATTAGAACAATTGAAAAGGTTTCTAGGCTAATTGATGTTTCACCAGTTACGATTCCTGCATACCCTGAAGCAACCGCACAAGTTTCAAAAGTAGCACAAAGAAATTTAAATACACAAAAAGAAAAACACGAATACCAAAAAGAAGAGCAGGATTTACACAAACGTAACCTGACGGAATTAAAGTTAAAAATAATTAAAAACAAAAAAAATGGATAGTTTAAAATTTAAACAAGAAAGAGCAACCATTATAGAAAACATGGAGGCTTTAGTAGGTCAGGCTAAAGAAGAAAAGCGTGATTTAACAAAAGATGAAACAAACGATTTTGATGCGTTTGATTCAACAATTAAAGACCTAGACAAAAAAATTGAAAGGTCAGAAAGAATGGAAAAATTAAATGCAAGTATTGCATCTAAATCTACAAGTACAGTTTCAAAAGAATCTAAAGAAATAAGAGATTATTCTTTTCAAGATGCTATGAAACAAGCGTACACTGGAAGAATGGAAGGCTTGGTAAAAGAGATGGACCAAGAAGCTAGAAATGAAGCTAAATATACTGGTCAATCTTTTAGAGGAATTGCAATCCCTTCATCAGTATTAACTAGAGCTGCGGTTGCAACATCACCTTCAAATGCAACTGAAGTTATGTCATGGACAGACCAATTAGAATCGAATTTAGTTCTTGCAAGTGCAGGTGCTAATTTTTATTCAGGTGTTAATAACATGAAGTTTCCAGTTTTTTCAAGTATTAATTCAGGGTTTGTTGCAGAAACTGGTGGAACTGCACCAGCTGCAAATGGAACATCAAGTTCAATTACATTATCACCAAAAAAATGTATTTCAATAGTTAATGTATCTGCGGAAGCAATGACACAAAATTCAGGTCTTGAAGCAGCATTAAGAAGCAACATGGCTCGTTCTGTTGCATCTACTTTAGAATTAGCTTTGTTAGGTGATGCAGATATTGCAAATGGTCCTGAATCTATCTTTTTAGATGCTGCGACTCAAACAGTTGCAGGTGCAGCACCTGTAATTGCAGAAATTTTAGCAATGGAATCTGAATTAATTACTAATGGAGTTAATTTACAAGGTGCAAGAATGGCATGGTTATTAGATGGGGGTGCTTTGGCAGAAGTTAAAACTCTGGCTCAAGTTTCAAATGTTTCTCCAGTATGGGATAACGCAGACAAAATGTTAGCAGGTTATTTTGCTTTCACATCATCAAATGTTGGTGGTACTGCAGGAACTGGAACTAATTACATGCTAGGTGATTTTTCTAAAGTTCACATTGCACAATTTGGTGGTTTAGATATTTTATTTGACCCATACACAAACGCAGGAACTGGCGAAGCAAGAATGGTTGTTACATCACTTGTTGATGGAAATGCGGTTCAAAATAATACTGCATTTATTAAGATTGCTAACGCATAATTAATATTATTTTATTTGAATAAGGGGGAAGGGTTTTTGCCCTTCCTTTTTATTTTTTAATACAAAAAAATATAATGGCTAGACTAACCAAAACAACAACTGGAACTGAAATTTTAACAACTGCGGAAGCTAAAGCACATTTAAGAGTTACAAGTTCTGCGGAAGATACTTACATTGCAACCTTGATAAAAGTTGCACAATATTATGCAGAAAAATATTGTGGTGGTTCATTTACTGAATCAACCTATGAAATGACAATGGAAGCTTGGAATGATGTATTTGTTTCAAATGCAACAATAGGAACAACGTCTAATTTGTTAAAATCATATACATATCCAGTTGGTGGTTATTATTCGCCATATACTGGTTTAGCACAAATTGTTTTACCTAAAGCACCACTAAGTTCAGTTTCACATATAAAATATTATGATTCTGATAATTCTTTACAAACTTGGTCATCTTCAAATTATAATGTTGTAAAACCTGAAAATCAAAAAGGGTTTATTGAAGTTGCAGATGGAAAAGATTTTCCAAGTTTATATGCTAGAGCAGATGCAATTAAAATAACTTTTGTTAATGGTTATGGTTCAAGTGCATCAGACATTCCAGAACCTATTAAACAAGCGGTCTTGTTAATTATTGGTGGCTTGTATGAAAAAAGAGAGGACACAGTAAAAAGAATGCCTACAACATCCGAATATTTATTAGAACCTTATAGAATTTTTGAATACTAATGAAAGAGGGTTTAGTAAAAGCAGGAGAATTAGATACTTATATAACTATCTATCAATTAACAAGAACTCAAGATTCTTATGGTGGGTATTCAAATAGTAGGTCAAGTCTAAAAAGTGTTTGGGCGAAAATAGTTCCACATAAAGGAACAGAAAAAGTTGAAGATGACACTATAACTGGCACATTGAAAGTTGCTTTTTTGGTTAGATGGGATGCAGATTTACAATTAGATTCTGCAACTATTTCACCACAAAGAAAATTTCAAATTAATTATTTAAGTAAATATTGGGAATTAGATAGCACAGAATATAATGGTAGAGGAAAAGGAATTGTGTTTAATTGTTCATTTAAAGATGACGGAAGATTAGATTGATATGGCAAAATATGTTTCAAATAAATATGGTAGTGCAGGAATTGGGGGTTCAATGGATATTGAAGGACTAGAAGAAGTGCAAAAAGTTATGAAAAAAAGCATGGAAGATGCGAAAAAAAGAAGAACATTATTAAAAGCTTTAAGGTATGGTGCTGTTCCAACAAGAAAAGCAATGAAAACTGGAACGCCAATTAAAACTGGAAACTTGAAAGCATCTATTTCTACAATAACTGGAAAATCAGGGAGAGATGGCATTGGTGCAACATCAGTAACAGTTGGGGCGAAAGTTACAAAAAGAGGTGGAAGCAGAAGAAAAGGGCAAAAAAAATATATTAAAAATGATGGGTATTATATAGGATGGGTTGTAAAAGGACATAAAACAAGAGGTGGGGGAAAAACAAAAGCAAATGATTTTATTACACCTGCATTTAATTCAACAAAAGACATGGCAACAAACAGAATTGTTGACAAATTAATTAGAGATGTATTAGAGAAAAATTGGAAATGAGTTTATCAAAAGCTATATATAAAATATTATCTACTGAAACTGATTTGATTGCAGAAACATCAACTAGGATATTTCCGTCTGTTGTTCCTCAAAATGTTGATTACCCTGCATTGATGTATGAAATAAATTCTCAAGACCCTATTTATGTAAAAGACCGAAGGCATACAAAAACAGAAGCACACATTGTTATTGGTGTGCATGGAAAAACATATGCTGATGTTCAAAATGTTTCAGAAATTGTGATTGCTACTTTAGAAAAATATAAAGATGCTACTGATTTTGCAAACCCTGAAACTGGAATTTCAGGAACACCAGACACTGGGGGGTGTTCTATTGTTGAGGGTTATTGGATTCAAGAAATATTTTTTGATAATAGCTTTGATTTGTTTGATGAAAAATTAAGAGTGTTTGAAAAGTATATTGAATTTGATGTTCGCTTTTTAAACAATCCTTCATCAATGGGTGCTTATGGTTGGTTTCCAGTTGACATAAAAGGATTAATGAGTACAAGCGAAACTGCAAGCCCACCAACACCACCAACAAGTAATTCAGATAAAGTTAGATTGTGGTATGATGGAAGTGGTGCAACAACATTAAATGTTTCATCAGGTGATTCGTCAGCACCTTATTATAATACAGATGGATATTTAAAATTTCAAGAAGCAGATGGTTCTGGTGCTAGTATTGGTTCTGCATCAGCTATTGAATTTACAAATGGTTGCACATTATTTTTTGTGTTTCAAGAAGATGTAATTGCATCAGATTTTTATTTGTATTTAACATCAGAAGGAACTAGTGGAAGTGAAAACCAAATTTATTTTAGAAGGGAAAGCACCGCTTCGCAGAGTTTTATATACATTAGATTAAATGGAACACAAAAACTTTTAAAAGGTGGTATTTCTACACCTGATTTTTCAAATAAATGTTATTTAGCTATTTCATGGGGAAATTCAAGTGATGAAGATGGAGAATGGGAATTAATCGACCCTAATGATTCCACATATTTTAACAAAAATTTTTACAATTCATATAGTCAAGCAGGTGGTGGAAATTTTAAATTTCAAAATTTTGGAATTGGTGCAGATGGAACGGACAGTTCATTACGATTATATGAATCCGTCATATTTAATAAAAAACTAACTTTTGGCGGTGGTCAATATAACAGAATAAAAGATTATTTATTAAACAAACATAACTTATGAAAAAATATATAGTAACATTTATTAAAGATATTCCTAACACCAACAGAAAAAAAGGTGATAAATATGGTCCTATAAATAAAGAAGGATATATAAACTATTTAAATCTAGGTTGGATTGAAGATGAACATGGATTAGCAAAAACGAAAAAAGAAAAACCAAAAAATAAACAAAAAACAAAAATTGAAGAAATAAATTTAGAAGATTAATTAATTAATAAAAACAATAAAAAATGGCAACAACTGGAATTTTTAATGGAACTAGTTTAGTTCTAAAAGTGGATACATCAGGTGGTGGTTCACCAACATTATTAGGTGCTTCAACAAGTTGTTCAGTGAATTTTACACTAGATACTTTTGAAACAACTAATAAAGATTCAGCACATAGAAAATCATATTTACCAGCTGCAACAGGATTTACAATGGATTGTGAAGCGTTTTATACAACAGATGAAACAAATGCACCTGATGATTTAATGACAGCTTTAAACAACAGAACAGAAATTGATGTTGAATTTAATGAAAGTACACCAATATCAGGCGATTTTAAATACACAGGAAAAGCGTATATTACAAGTTGCTCGTTAAATGCACCAAATGAAGATGCTGCGACTTATTCTATAAGTTTACAAGGTACAGGGGCATTGACTATTGTTGCAAACTCATAGTATTGTTTAGCTTTATTTTTAATACTATATTGAACAAAAATTATATAGTATGACAAAAGAATTAAACAAACTAGCGGTTGGCGGTACAATGCGACCAGTTCACTTTGGCTTTGCAACATTATCTGAATGGTGTGATATGTGCAATATGACATTAAATGACATTGGTAAAATAGGTTTAAATATGCCTTTATCAACTGCAATTAACATGGTGTATTGTGCTTTAAAACATGGTGCAAGAAAATCAAAAGTTGAATTTAATTATACAACTGATGATGTTGCGGATTGGTTAGATGATGACC